CCTCCTGACAGATCATGTGCGCACCCACGTTTGCCGCGCCGACGGCCTGAGTGGTGACGGCCACGGTCAGAATGTCGGGCTGGTTGCCGCGAATCGTGTTCAAAATTGGAAAGAAATTAGTCAGATCCAACTGCAACAGACCCGAACCACCGGCAGGGGCCGTGAACGCATACACCACTTCGCCGCCGGCCAAGCCACTTGCGCTTACGTCGCGGCTGGCAAAGCTGTTGGGCGAGCCTAGCGTGGAAAGCGCCGCAAACGATGCGCCTTGCAAACTCACGGCGTTACCTGGCGTCGATGCAATCAGCTCAACAACGCACAGCGCGTCCGATGACAGCAGCAAGGTCTGCGGCAACAGCTGGCCACGGTCAATCAGGCCAATCTGATACACGCGGTTGGCGGTGGGTGCGTTGGCCAAGGCTAGGCCGGTGACGACGTCGCCAAAAGTCAGGACGGTGGTGGTGTTACTGGTGATGCGGGCCGTGTACGGGCTTCCCACGGTTGCGCCGCTGGAGTAAGCAGACGGAGCCGTCCCACCAAACACAATCGTTCCGGCGGTGGCTGTGGTTTTAGTGAACGTATAAATGCCGTTCCAGCCAGCAGGACTTGCGCCGGAGATAACAATGGTGTCGCCGGTGGTCAAGTTGTGCGCGGACACAAACGTGATCGTTCCGGTCTGCGTGGCCACTGTGCCAGTGCTGATGCCGCCGCCGATGTCGGCAACGTAGTAGAGCATCCGGCCCACCCACTGGTTGGCCGTCCACACGGCGCTGCCCACAGTAAGCGTGGTGGTGGTGCCAGCCGTCGCCGCAGTGGTCGTGTTGGCGTACTGCACAGACCCCATCAGGTTAGGCTGAACCGACAGCACGGGATAACGCACGGTGTTTGCGGCCACAGTGCGGCGCGGCAACTGCGCAGCCATGCCGTAGCTGTAGGTAAAGCCGCGTTGGTTATCAAGGCCGCCTTCAATCAGCACCGACACGCCAAAATGCTTAAACGTGGTTGTAGCGGCCACGCTCCCGTTGCGCTGCTCATAGCGGGCCGGCAGGTTGCCCGTGCGGCTCCACGGCAAGGTCTGGGCCGAGCCGGTGTAGTTGTTGTTGGCGGTGCCGATTTGGTGGCAAATGATCGGCTCGCCAGACACCAACACGCCCCAGCGCAATGCGCCTGCGCCGTACCAGCTGTACTCAACCCAAATCATCTGCACCCGCGTCCAGTCGATGGTGCTGAACACGGCGCTGTTGCCGTTCCAGCTTTCGTAGCTCACGCGAGTGTCGACGGGGACGCCGCCAGCCGTGCCTTGGCTATCGCTGCGCACGACAACAAACATGCCGGCAGGATTAGTTGCGGTCGCGGTGGCCTGCTCAAAGAAAATGCCGTTGCCATCGTCGAACAGGCCCACGCGCTGTGTTTGGCCAGTGATCGGGCCGCCAAAATTGACGTTGCTGGCCATGTAAATGGATTTGCCGGGCTGGTAACGGTGATACGGGCGGCTCTGGCGCACCGCCACATCGTTTGCGGCGCTGATTTGCATCTGTACGCCGCCGAGGCCCGGCAGTGCGGTGACCGTGGCGCTGCCGCTGGTGAACGTCTCCCAGCGCAGGGGCTGCAGCCCGTACTCAAAGTCGGCGTCGTAGATGTTCTGGTGCATGGACACCTTGAACCTGCCGTTTGTATCGCGCAGGCGCGGCTCAAATGCGTCACTGAATCCGTTAGCCATAGGTCACCTCACATTAAAAGTTGCAAAACATCTTCATCGTCTAGCGCGATTAACCGTTCGCGCAGTGTCTGTGCGCGGTCTACGCTGCGCAGTAACTTGTCCCAGTCAATCGACGGCGCGTCGGACGCAGGGTTGCGCACATACGGGGCCACCAGCTGCGCGACTTCAACAGGCTCTGTTGTGCGGCCCTCAATCACGCGCTCGTACAGGTCTTGTATGTGCTTTTTGCGCTCGGCCCTTACCTTGCGCTCATCGTCAAAGTCCGTGCGAAACCCGCCGCCGTCGTGGAAGTCGTAGTACATCGAGCCGTAGTAGCCGTCAGCCGACACCCAGATGGTGTCAGCGGTGATGCGGGCGCTATCTGCGGTTGCAATGGCCATGGCTTACAGCGCGTCTATCCGCGCTTGAATCAGCGCCAGCTTTGCGTCGTGCTTGTCTTGCAGCAGCCGCTTGGTCTCGCGCAGCGCCGCCTTCAACTTTGGCGCGTCCTCCGTAAATGGCGCAATGCGAGCTTCAAACGATGCGCCTGTTGCGCGAAAGTCGGACACGCCGGGGTCTGATTCTATGTAAACGGTCAGGCCGGTGGCGGTGTGCAAGAAGGGAGTGAGGTTCATGTGTGTCCTTAAGCGGGTGCAATCGGGGTGATGGTTCCGGCAGAACCTCGATAGACCAGCGCACCGGCCAGCACATACAGTTGACCTAAGCCTGCTGGCGATGTGGTTGGCGCTACGCCGTTGGCAATTGCAATCACGCGCTGTGCGTTAGTGCCCCAGCTTGCAGCGCCGCCGAATCCAATGTTGCGGTTTGTGTTAACGAAAATTGCCGTTGAGCCACCAATGCTTAACGTAAAATTGCCGTTTCCAGTAACGCCGCTGCCGGTAGCCAAATTGATGCTGCCGCCGTTTCCCGCAGGAGCACCGGAATTACCCGCACTCATAATAAAGCTGCCGCCATTGCCTGAAACAAGCGCGTTAGAGTCGCCAGCAACCATTTGCAAATCACCGCCAGTGCCCGTGTTTGCGTTGCCGCTGCTGCCGCCAGCGTACATATAGAGCGTGCCGCCAACACCGGTTGTCGAGCCGTTACCCTGACCAGCATTAAACGTAAGATTGCCGCCCGATCCACTTGTACCCGTGCCGCCTTGGCCTGAGTAAAAGGTTAGGTCACCGCCGGTTGACGTTGCGCCCGTGCCGCCGTCGCCAGCCGTAAAGGTAATAGGGCCACCAGTGCTGGAGCCGTTGCCCGCTGCAAAGTCAAACGCATTACCCGCGCCTGACGCAACGTCTGCGGCTTTAATGTACGCAGTGGCAGCAGCTTGACCGGTCAGAAATGCCAGCGTGTTGGTGGCGTCATTCCACTGATATTTAATCGACGCCGCAAACGCGCCCGAGACGTTGTACTGGATGTAGTTAGTCGAGCCGGCGGGGCTACCGCCACTGGGCAGCGCGTACAACTCAGCGAAGTTCGCGTTTACCTTGCCAAAGGCCGTGTACAGGTTCTCGCCCTGACCGTCACCGGCGGCTGAACCGTTGTTGATGAACTGCTGCGTCATTGCATCGTCCCCATGGGCTGCGCGATAACCTCAACGTGCGAGACCAGCCCGTTAGGGCCGCGCACAACGCGTTTAGGAGCCGTCACGGCTGACTTGAGCGCGTCCAGCCCCATCTGCATGGCTTGATGCGACTGCGCGATATTCGACCCCAGAGCGCCTAACGCGCCCATGGTGGTTTGCAGGGACTGGGCAAGGTTGTCGGTGGCGGCGACCTGCGCGGCCTGTAGCCCAGCGTCCTCCGGCTGGCCGGCGCTAATACGCGCAATGGTCAGGCGGGTGCTGGCCTCAAGCTCTGCCTTCCAGCGGTCAAAGTCCTGCTTCTGCTGCTCAAGCTGGCTGCGCATCTGCATCTCGTGCTGGAACTTGGCTTGCTCAAGCTGCATTTTCTGCTGCTCGACCTGCTGCATTACCTGCGCCTTCATCTGCTCGATCTGCATGTCGGCCTTGACCCGTGCGTCGTGCAGCTGCGCGTCCAATTGCACTTTCTGCGCACGTTCCTGCACATCGGCCTGCGCCTTCATCTGCGCTAGCTGCATCTGCGCGTCGAGCTTGGCCCGCTCAGGATCAGGCGGGGGCGGGGCCTGCGCCATCTGCGCGGCCTTCTGCTTGAGCTGGTCAAGCGCGGAGTTGATCGCGCCCTCGATGGGGCGGGCCTGTTTAAAGCCGGTCACGCCAAACTTTAAGATCTCCATCATGGCGGGGACCATCTCGGGCGCACCCTGACCCACCGGCAGCGCCTGTTGCAGGAAGCCGCCAAAGGCTTGCAAGAACTCCACGCGGTCGCGCTTGTTCTGCTCCTGGTCAAGTTGGACCAGCGAATCCTCGGCCACCTGTATGCGGAAATTGCGCAGGGGCCGGTCTGACAGCAGTTGCAGGGCCTGCGGGATTAGCTGCTGATCGGCAGGGGCCATCTGCTGCGCGGCAGAGTAGGCCAGCAGCGTCTGCGGCTGGAACTTGCTGCACATGATCTGCGCTTTAAGCCGCAGCACCTCGGATGCAAACAGCGCCACGTCCTGCTGCATGGCGCCCAAGCGCAGCCCGGCAAAGTTGGCTTTAATCTGCTGCGCGGTGGCGGTCTCAGCCGCTTGTGTTGCGCCACGCAGCACGTCAGCAATACCCGTGATTTCGTAAATCTGGCCTTTGACGTTAGCCTGTGCCTGATAGCACTGCATCAGCGCCTCGGCAATCGTGTTGAGAGGCAACAAGTCAATGCTGCCCTGCAAGCCGCCCTTTTCGCCAAAAGCGGCCCACTTGTCGACCGGGATCAGCGTGTTGTTGTCGCCCTCGGTCAGCAGGCGCTGCAAGGCCGGCTGGCTTGAGTCGTACACGCCACGCACACGCAGGGCCTTGATTAACCCGTCGATGCGGTCTGACAGGATGTCTAGCTCGTTGGCCTGATCCTGGTACAAAACAAAGTCAGGCACCGGCACCAGCGTGTCACTGGTGATTGTCGCGTAGAGCGGCATCGGGCAGGGAAAGAAGCCCTCAACGCCCAGCGGGTCATCACGCACATCAATGGGCTGCGGCAGGTTCTTAGACAGCCAGTAAACGCGGTTTTCTTCCTTGTCCCACAGCTCGCACACCTTGGCGCGATTTAACGTGCGCTTGCGCTCAGCGTAGGAGTTCAGGGCATCGGGGCCGCTATCGAGCGGAATGGCGCGGGCCTTTTCCTCGCCAAACCGCTCTACCAGCGCCTCGTAGCTCATGTACACCCAGCGCCAGACGCAGGTCACTTCCTCCCATGTGCGGGCGGGCGAATGGCCAAAGTCCTTCCAGTGGACGTAGTCAATCGGGGCGCACTCGTATTCAATTTCTTCAGGTGCGCCGTAACCTTGCTGGTCGGCAATCTCGCCGGCCTCAATGGTGTTTGTGACCTCTAGGCCATCGTCGGGCACGGACTGTTTGCGGACGTGTGGCTCGTACCGCGCCCAGGCAACGCCGCGACCACCGAGAAAGCGATCCTCCACGCACTGGCGCATGGTTGAGCGGAAGTCGGGGTAATGCTCGATTTCAAAATCAAG